CCAAAAGGCAAGACGGAGCGCATGGTTAGTCTGCGGCACGTCAATAAAAAGATGCAGACCCATAAGATTGAGAAGAGCCAGTCGCAGGGCGGCAGCGGCGGTGGGTCCGCAGGCGGGCAGACTGCAACGCGTGATGCGTCGAGCGGCAGCAGCGGACAGCAGCAGGAAAAGTATAAGCACGAAGGCGACAGCGTTAATACTGAGGTGCGCGTTTCAGCAAACAAGATTGAATTCTATACCGGCACTAAACTAGTCGGAGTCTATGATAAGGGCAGTGACACTTGGACGATTAACGAGAGTGGCGGAAACTTTAAGTTGATCATCAGCCCTAGTCACGTCATTGGTCAATATCAGGATACAACAAAATCATTTATGGTTGATAAGACTCATACACACATAAAATATGGCGGCAATTCAATTTTTGTTGATGCTGGCGGTTGTTGGTCTACTGTACCAATTCAGATTAAAGGCGATCCAACTTAAATGGCAACGATCAAAGAAGTAGCTCCTACACCATGGCGCAGGCAACTTGTCGCGGCATCATTTGCTGGTGTGCAATATCATGTAGAGCAGCAGGGTCGCAGCGGAGGTCGACGTGTTGTTTTACACGAATATCCCAAGAGAGATGTACCGTATTCGGAGGACATGGGCAGGGCTGCCACGCGCTATCAGATTACGGGTTATTTGATTGGACCAAGTTATAATATAGTCAAACGAGACTTGATGGAGGCACTGGACAGTGATCAAGGCGGCGAGCTGATGGACCCGTATCTCGCTGAGCCTATGCAGTGTTTATGTGAACGTTATAATGTGACTGAGACGCGCGAGCGTGGCGGCTACTGCACATTCGAAATGACTTTTGTTGAGCTTGGTACACCGGGAAATATACCTGTACAAATCAATAGTGCGTTTCAAGTGCAGGGTCAGTCGCAGACTACTGGTGAGAGTGCTGCGGCAACTGCAAACGACGCAGAATTGGGACCGGGCTAATGCAGAAGTCTGAGCTGACGGAAGCAAAGGAAATTTCCGGTCGCATGATGACTGAGCTATTGCTATTTCCAGTTACGTCCAACGTGGACGCGGCTAAATTGAGGACAGCGGTAGGTCGGTTTATGGTAGATTTTGGTACGCTGGTTGACAATAAAGTTGTCGGAACTGAATTATTTGCCTGTTTTGAGCAGGCGCGGGCTGCTGGTGCCACACTCAATTGCATGAATCGTGTTCGCGTTTCTTTATTTTCTGAAAGCCCTTTGTATCATTTAGGCTTGGTTATTATTAATGCCGGTATTCTTTTTTCTTTTGTTGAGCAGAGCCAGTTAATTTCTGTTATGGAATTTAGTAGTCGCAGTGAGATTGATGACTTGATGGATGCTATGTCTGCAATCATAGAGGAAATAAAACTCAACAAAGCTGATTCGTTTGTGTCAAATGATTATCAAAGTTTTGTTCTATTAGCAGCGTTATTGATTCAACATTTGTCTGCAACAGAACGGCAATTACCGCGCGTAATTCAGTATCATTGGTCAGTTAACTATCCGGCGTTGGCTTTATCTAATCGCATTTATGGTGATGGATCGCGCAGTGAAGAATTGATATCTGAAAATAACACCGTTCATCCAGCATTTATGCAACGCGATATAGTGGCCTTGAGTTCATGACTGATATTCGCATTGTGAACGTCACAAATTTAGAGGGCATCTGGGCTGATTGGCTGTTAAAGCCAGACGATACATTGGATGAGACTGAAGAACTTGTTAATGTAGTCAAGGTAGCATTGCTGACTTGTGCGCTGGCTAATCCAAATGATGTGCTGCCTGATCCAGATAGCACTGACCGTAAAGGCTGGTGGGGGGATTTGGATGCGGAAACAATTTGGGACGGCTGGCCTATTGGAGCAAAGATCTGGCTTTTGCGTCGCGCTAAAATAACACCGATGGAAGCTCAAGAGGGTGCGACAGTGACGCGCGCTGAACAGTATTGTCGGGCTGCTTTACGACCAATGATTGACAAGCGCATATGTAGTCGCATTGATGTTGTGGCAACGCGTGGCGGTATTGAACGCATTGATGTTATGGTGCGGGTTTATCGTGGTCCAAATATGCTGATAGATTTGCGCTTCCAAAATCTGTGGGATGGAATCAGGAACATTTAATCAATGCCTTGGACAACCCCAACATTGCGCACGGTGCGCCAGACTGTTCGTGGCGAAATAACGACTGCGCTTGGTCGCGCTTCGTTCATTGGCAACAGTGTCCTGCGTGTCATGGCTGATGCCATGGCTGCATTGGCGCATCTGACTTTGCGCTATTTGGACTGGTTGGCGCTGCAGCTTTTGCCGGACACTGCTGAACATGAATGGCTGGATCGGCATGGTGATATCTGGTTAGTAAACGCTGACGGAACGATTGGTCGCAAGGTTGCAACACCAGCTAGAGGTACCATTGCAATTACCGGCACACCAAGTGTTGTGGTGCCAGCTGGAACGCAATTGATCAGTGACAATAATATTAATTACGAGACAATAGAAGACGTGACGACAGGCGCATCACCGGTCAACGTTGGTATTGTTGCTATCGATTATGGTGCGCTCGGTAATATGGACGAAGGTGCACAATTAGGTTTCGTGGCTACCCCTGCTGGCGTTGACGGCACTGTTACCGTAGTAGAATTAACCGGCGGTACTGATGAAGAAACAGACAACGAATTACGTCAACGTATTTTACAACGAATTCGTAATCCAGCTATGGGTGGATCACAAGCAGATTACATTACGTGGGCGCTGGCAGTTCCTGGAGTGACGCGTGCGTGGGCAGCTCCAGAGCAAGGGACAGGTACCATCACGATACGTTTCTTGATGGATGATCTGCGTGCTAGCGATGATGGATGGCCAACTCCTGATGATGTGATCGCTGTTAAAGATTATATTGATTTAAAGCGTCCGGTTACAGTCAAGGATAGTTATGTACTTGCACCAATCAAGGAATTCATTGACGTTACGATTGCAAACTTGATGCCGGATACTGAAGCTGCACGTGCTGAAATTGAAAAGAGCATTCGGGATATGTTGTTTGCAAAAGCAGCTCCAGGACAAACGATTTACGCAGCGTGGATAAGTTACGCAATTTTAAATGCGCCGAGCGTGCAATCGTTTGAATTAGTAACGACGGTGGACTACGTAATGCCGTCTCTTGGTCACATGGCAGTGCTGGAGACGATACTTTATGAGTGAACAAATTGATCGTCACGTACGTCGTACTGGTGATGATTATAAGCAAGCGTTTCTTGCGTTGCTTCCTCAGGGGCAGGCTTGGCCTCGTCATCCTGAAAGTCTTTTATATAAAGTTGTAGCTGGTCTATGTAAGTATTGGGGTTTTGTTGACAGTCGTGCGGCCGATTTGTTAGAGCGGGAAAGTGATCCGCGTCAAACAATAGAGCTGTTACCAGACTGGGAACGAAATTGGGGTCTGCCTGATCCTTGCTATACTGCTCCGCAGGCGATAGATGAACGACAGCTTGCGCTGATTATGCGCATGACGATGGTCGGAGAACAGTCGCGGGAGTTCTTTATTAATGTCGCTGCGAAGATTGGATATACAATTACTATTACGGAGTATCGTACTTTCGTTGTCGGTATTGACAGTGTCGGAGATTGTCGTACATATGGTCTTTTGCCGCCAGACCCGATGCGCAATGAATGGGGCAACCCTATCATGGGTGCAGTTGGTGATGCTTATGTTAAGGATGGGGAGTTAAGCGAGTGGCCATATTATGGTCTTGGTCCAGACATAAATCGTTTCTACTGGACGGTACATGTTAGTGGAGCCTCATTGATTTGGTTTCGCTGTGCAAGCGGACAATGTGGTATTGATCCGCACCTACGTATTGGTATCGCAGATGATCTTGAATGCTTACTAAATCGTTGGAAGCCAGCTCACACAACAATACTCTTTGATTATGCAGGCTTGGATCATCCCGGTGATCCAATGGCTGGTACACCTTAAAAGGAGACGTCAAGTGAAATATGAAGCGCCCTACGGCGTGTCTGACCCTAACGCCGGTTATATCAATGGCAACCCTTCGACTGGCACGATGGGTTCAATCCCTCCTGCTGCTGCGATAGAATATCCGCAGCGTGAGATTGTCAATTTTATTAATCGTGGCGGTTTGATTCCAAGCGATGCTGATTTGTATCAGCTCTCACGGGCGATACAAGGTGGTTTGGTTAATTGGGGAGTTGATACTGGCATCCCGAACCAAATGGCTATCACTCCGACGCAGCCTATTTCCGCGTATGCGCTCGGCCAGCGTTTCATCGTCAAGGTGAGATACGGTAACACGGGTCAAGTTGTTCTCAACGTCAGCGGACTCGGCAACGTCCCTGTCATTCATACTGATCAAACGCAGCTCAATGCGTACGAGATGCTGGCGGGACAGCTGATCGAAGTCGCCTATGACGGCGTTCATTTTCAGGCCATAGGTGGCATCTCTACCGGTGCCATAACGATGACGGCAACGCAAAATCTTTACGTCAATTCCGGGATTGGAAGCGACACGCTCTACGACGGGACGGCGGCGGCGATAAGTGGAACGTCCGGGCCATTTGCGACGATTCCGAAAGCTCTTACCACCATGAAGAAATATAATCTCGGTGGCTGGAATTTTATCATCCATATTGCGGACGGCGGTTACTACTCGCCTGATCCAATCGATCTGCCGCTCCCGAACGGCTCCGGCATAGTTGCGCTGATTGGTAACGTCTCAAACCCCGCTGCTGTTGTGGTGACAAATAGCGGCACTGGCAGCACAATCACATCATTTCATGGCGGCAACTACGACATTCAGGGAATGCAGCTTACGGCATCGGCACCAAAGTCAGGCGACCAAGGTCATTGTCTCTGGTGGCTCAATGGCGGATATTTAACTCTTGGAATTATGAACTTTGGTAACGCACCGCAAAATCATGTTTGCATGGGTGCGAGTTCTAGCTGCATGCCATATGGTAATCAGAATATCGTTGGCACCTATGCCGGTGGTTCGCACTACTATGCCTTCACCAACGGCGTAATTCTTAATTCGACTCCGACCAACCCAAGCATAACAATTTCAGTCGCGAGTCAGAACTACGCCTTCATGCAGGCGGTGGACGGCGGACAAATCTGGCCGCTCTGGAATGCCATCAATGGAGCGGGAAATCTGAGCGGCTATAAATATGTCGCGTTGAGTAACGGCGTTATCAATACAGCAGCGCGAGGCGCGTCGTATCTGCCCGGTACAGTAGCGGGAGTGGCATTTTCGGGAGGACAATACATATGAACATTTTGGATTTCTACTGGATCATCGGCGGATCAGCAACCGAGGTCTATTCTGGCGCGACTAACACGCTCGTTCCAGTGACTGATCAAACATACACCGATTGGAGTGCAACTAAGGTTGCCTCTCCTATTGCCAGTGAGGCTGAGCTGGCTCAGGCATTACAATCCGTCGGTTCACAGTTGCCAGCATGGTTGTTTGCGGCAAAGGATACTTTCATTCAGCCTTCAGTGGGAAACTATACCGAGGGGCAGCTTGCCGCCTACAATGCTGATGCGCGTTATCGCCATGCCAGCGGCGGCATCACCGTCACAAGTCTTAGCGCGGTGCCGTTTCTCACTGATCCGACCTCGCGCAATACGGTCAATAGTGCCTATCAATATGCGGTAGTTAATCCGGCTCACGTTACCGATTGGAAAATGTCGGACGGCTCGTTTATCCAATTGAGTAACACGCAATTGGCGATGCTCAATGACGATATGACGATGTTTGTGCAATCGTGTTTTACTTGTGAAAGCGCTAACCTAACGGCTATTATCGGAGGCACTATGACAACGCTCGCGGCAGTTGACGCGGCATTTGCTGCAATTTCAAATACATTCTCCTGACATGGCAACAGTCAATATCACGGTCGAGAATGACGCGGACTTTTATCGCGTCTTCCAATACATGACGGCTGTTGGTACACCAATTGATATGACTGGTGCATCGTTGGAGATGATGTTGCGTCGCCATGCTGAGGATGTCGAGGCTGAGTTGCGGCTTGGTACTGATACTGGAGAGATTATTCTGCTTAATCCGGCAGGTGGTCTTTTCTCTGTGAGAATTTTACAGGACACTTTAGCACGGTTGGGACTTGGCAGTCATGATCAATCTATGATTATGACTCTCAATGGAATGAAAATAAAAATATGGTTTGGCACGCTTATCAATAATGCGGGACCGACACGATGAGCAGCGTTGATATTATTAATCAAGATCCAGTAACGATCATTATAAATGCTGCTGATGACGACACGATTGTTGTAACTGCGTCTGATGATTTGGAAACAATACAGGTTCTTGACCAAGGCATACCGGGACCGCCGGGACCGCCGTCGCTTGTACCGGGACCAGCGGGACCGCCGGGACCGCAAGGGCCACCGGGAACAGAAGCTGTTGTTTTCATGCGCGATACGGCACCTGTAGGACCAAAACCGGGTTCGATCTGGTGGGACAGTGACAGCGGAAATACATACATTTATTATGTTGATCTAGACAGTGCGCAGTGGGTTCAGCAAAATACGGTCTTTGATGCTTACGTTACGTCTGCGAATATTCCAGACTTCGCCGAAGGCGTCGACGACCGCGTTGCTGCGCTACTCAAACAAGGAAGCAATGTCTCTCTCGTTTATGATGATGCCGCCAATACGCTGACGATTAATTCGACGGGCGGTACTGGCGGCGGTGGTGGGAATGCGCTCAGCGTTGCGTTCACCCCTACGGGCAACGTTTCGGCGACCGATGTTCAGACGGCCATAGCGGAAGTCGATACGGAGAAAGTCGCCAAGGCTGGTGACAGCATGACCGGCTCGCTGACGTTGCCTCTCGGATCTGCCACTACGCCGTCCCTGAATTTTACTGGAGAATTGAATACAGGATTATATTCGACAGCGGGTGCGCTCAACGTAGCTATCGCTGGAGTACCGGCATTTTCTTTGAATACGAGTATCTGCAATATCCTTGCACAGACAAGATCGCTCGACGGTTCACAAGCGTTACCGGGATATGCTTTCGGCAGCGAACCGGCAAGCGGACTATTTCGCAAAGGTGCTGGCTCACTTTCGCTTTCCGCCAATAATAGCGAAGTGATGAACTGGAATAGTACCAATAAAGTAACGACCGCCTTTGGCGCGATCATACTGCCAGCTGACCCGGCTAATCCTCTCGAAGCAGCAACCAAGCAATATGTCGATGCCTCTCCCGGTACGGGTGTCACCAAGGCATACGTCGACGCTGCCGACGCAACGAAGGCTGGTATCGTCTCGCCGACATTTACCGGCGATCCAAAAGCACCGACGCCAGCGGCTAACGATAACGATACCAGCATCGCTACGACAGCTTTCGTCAATGGCGCTATCGCGGCAATCTCGCCGAGTGTCACGACCGCCTATGTAGACGCGGCGGATGCGCTGCGCGTCCTGAAGGCTGGCGACACGATGACCGGACCGCTGATGCTTCCGGCTGATCCCTCTTTGTCACTTCAGGCTGCGACGAAACAATACGTTGATAATGCCGACTTATCATTTCAGACATCAACCAAAACCTACATTGATAACGCCGACGCGCTAAAAGCTCCGCTCGCGTCACCGACATTTACCGGCGACCCGAAAGCGCCAACGCCAGCTCCAGGTGACAACGACACATCGATAGCAACGACTGCTTTTGTTACGGCTGCGATGACGGCGGCAGGCAGTACCAATCCGTCTAATGCTAATCCGGCAATGGACAGTGTTGCCGCTCCCGGTTCATCTGCGCTCTATTCGCGTGGTGATCACGTCCACCCGTCAGATACAACAAAGGCTCCGCTGGCTTCG